CATTTGAACGTAAGAATCGTCAGGACCCAAATCCCGACAGAGAAGGTAAGGCAAAGATGGTTGCCACAGAAGAGAAAGATGCTTGTTATTCAAAGGTAAAGTCTCGTTATAAGGTTTGGCCTTCTGCTTATGCATCTGGTGCTTTAGTTAAGTGTCGCAAAGTTGGTGCAAAGAACTGGGGCAATAAGTCAGAATCTTATGATTATTCCAACTGGAGAGAAGAATTCAAAGCAACCGAATATGAGTTCTTTGATGTTATTAAACCAGACCCAATTAAATCAAGTTCAGTATCCGAGAATTATACAAGGGTACAGTCTCGTGGCACGACTTATAGTATCGTGCTAAACTGGAGAGGTAAGTACCTGGGAGTTCAGATGTTCTTCCCACAATTCACAAGACCTTCTAAGGAACAAGTGTCTTTCGAAGTACGTAAACTGTATCCAGGTGCTATGGTTTTGTCTTTCAACCCAGCAGTTAAAGACCCAACAAAACCTTTGCTATTTACTGGAGAAATAAATGGATCCAAATAAAATCGTTCTTGAAAATTTAACCAAGAACTTTGAGTACGAAAAGATCGCAAGAGAAATTGATGCTTGCGATGATGTAGACGACCTCAGAAATATTGCAAAATCATACGTAAAGCTTCACTTAAAATATCAGGAAACATTAGCAGGTTTGAATTTTAATAGTTTATGACTGAAAAACATTATAAGGGGAATCCCAATCTAAAGGCAGAAAATGTCGAGATTGAATTCACATCTGAACAAATTCAAGAATACTTAAGATGCAAAAGTGATCCAGTTTACTTTGCAATGAACTACGTCAAGATTGTTTCTCTTGATGAAGGTTTGATTCCCTTTGAAATGTATGACTTCCAGAAGGAACTCATTTCAAACTTCCATAATAATCGTTTTAATATTGCTAAACTTCCAAGACAGACAGGTAAATCCACAACTGTGGTCTCATATCTACTTCATTATGCTTTGTTTAATGATAACATAAGAATTGCAATTCTTGCAAACAAAGCAGAGACTGCAAGAGAACTTTTAGGAAGACTGCAACTTTCTTATGAAAACTTGCCGAAGTGGTTGCAGCAAGGTGTTGGTTCTTGGAACAAAGGTTCTCTTGAACTTGAGAACGGTAGTAAAATTGTAGCAGCATCTACCTCATCATCTGCTGTCCGAGGAAACTCATTCAACATCATCTTCCTGGACGAATTTGCGTTCATCCCAAACCACATTGCAGAACAGTTCTTCAGTTCTGTATATCCTACTATTTCTTCTGGTAAATCAACCAAAGTCATTATCATTTCAACCCCCAATGGGATGAATATGTTCTACAAACTCTGGCATGATGCTGAGAGGGGTAGGAATGGTTATATTCCATTAGAAGTTCACTGGAGTGCTGTTCCTGGCAGAGATGCTGCCTGGAAAGAAGAGACTATCAGGAACACTTCTGAACGTCAGTTCACTCAAGAGTTTGAATGCGAATTCCTAGGTTCGGTCGATACACTTATTGCTCCGTCAAAACTTCGTTCAATGGTCTATGAAGATCCATTAACTTCAAACAAAGGTCTTGATGTCTACGAGCATCCAGAGAAAGACCATACTTATATGATGACAGTTGACGTTGCTAGAGGAACGGGAAAAGATTACTCTGCATTTGTTGTAGTTGATATTACAACATTCCCATATAAACTTGTGGCAAAATATAGGGATAATGATATAAAGCCAATTTTATTTCCTTCAATTATTGATAAAGTAGGAAGAGCATACAATTACTCTTTTATTCTTGTTGAAGTAAATGATATTGGTGAGCAAGTATCTAATATGCTTCATTTTGATTTGGAATATAGTAATCTTTTGATGTGTGCGATGAGAGGTCGTGCAGGTCAGTTAGTTGGTCAGGGATTCTCTGGAAAAAAATCTCAACTTGGGGTGAAGATGTCTAAGAATGTTAAGAAGGTTGGATGCTCTAACTTAAAAACAATTATTGAAGATGATAAGATAATAATAAAAGACTATGATGTTATTAGTGAATTGACGACTTTCATTCAACGCAATCAGTCATTTGAAGCAGAAGATGGTTGTAATGATGACTTGGCAATGTGTTTGGTTATCTTATCTTGGTTAATCGTCCAACCTTATTTTAAGGAGATGACAGACAATGACATTCGTAAAAGAATTTACGATGAACAAAAAAATCAAATTGAACAAGATATGTCTCCCTTTGGTTTTATTTCTGATGGATTAACTGATATGGAAAACACGTTTGTGGATAAAGACGGAGATAGATGGTATACAGATGAATACGGTGATATGTCATATATGTGGGATTACAGATAATGGATATAGAAGAACAATTTGAAAGAGAATACTTATTTTTAACAGAAAGAACTTGTAGGGTTTGTAAAGAGACCAAAGACCTTATTGATGGATTCTATTTGACACGTAAAGGCAGGGGAAGCATCCCATCTGCTTATTCTTATGAATGTAAGGTATGTACCATAAAAAGAATACAAGAAAGTAGAAAAATAAAGAATCCCATTAATAATATTTGGGAATACCCAGATTGGTAGTTGTTCACTGGTGGTTTCCCCAAATTAAAGAGACCAAATTATAAATATTAGTAGACAAAATGAGCTTCTTTAAGAGGGGAAACAAATGGCGTTTAATTTAGTATCACCTGGCGTCAAGGTAAGAGAAGTTGATTTAACTATTGGTAGAATTGATCCAGCAAATAATCAAGTTGCTGGTTTTGCTGGACCTTTCCAAAAAGGACCAATTAATGATCCAGTTTTAATCAACACAGAACAAGATTTATTAAGAGTCTTCGGAAAACCACTAGAAGAAGATGCTCAAAATGAATATTGGCATTCCGCATCATCATATCTTTCATATGGTGGCGTTTTAAGAATTGTTAGAACTGATGATGCAGAACTTAGATGTGCAAATGTTGGTGTTGCAACTACATCTGTATCATTAAAAATAAATTCATTAGATGATTTCAATAATAATCACTCAAATGATACTAGTTGGTTATATTCAGCAAAAACTCCAGGAACTTGGGCAAATAAATTAAAAGTCTGCACTATTGATAATGCAGCAGACCAAAGAATTACAGGATTAGGAACAACAGGAGTAAGCACAACTGCAGTTACTCCTATCACAACAAAAACAGGAAACCTGGCAGCAGGTGCTGTAGTGGGAGTTTCTACAAATATTATTACTGGAATTACAACTTCACTATTACAATTAGGATACTACGTCACTGGAACCTTAATTCCTAGTGATAATGCAACGATTGTTTCAATTGGAAGTAGCCAAATAACAGTAAACGCATCGATTACGACACAGCAAGCAGAAACAATAGGTGCAACATTTGATATTGAGGAAAGAGTAACTACATTCACAGCTAGAGACATTCAAGTTGGATATGCGGTAACTCAACAACTTACAGCTCAAATTCCAAATATTAATGGCACAGTCACTACTTTTAATGGATATGTTAGGGGTGTAATTACAAACATTGGAGAAGAATACATTGATGTAAAAATTACAGATAGAGTAAACACAGACACTGATGCTGTAGAGGCAGTACAATATAAGACACCAGGAAGTGTACCAAATCCAAATTCATTATTTTCTGGAACTTCCCTTAATATTGTGAACAGTAGTGGAGTAGAAAAAGTAGCATTACCTGCATATACAAGTATTGTTGATTGGTATAATCAACAAACATTAGGATTGGATAATAGCACAATTTATTGGTCAACAATTGTCTCAAAGCCAGGAACATCAGAATTTGCTTCAGAAAGAAATTCAGTAAATGATGAACTGCATGTCGTAGTAGTTGATGACTCTGGAGATATCACAGGAACTGCTGGTCAAATTTTAGAGAAGTTTACTTTCCTATCAAAAGGAACAGATGCAAGAACTACTCCATCAGAAGCAACATACTATAAAACATACTTAGCAAATAAATCAGAATACATTTATGCTGGTTATCAACCATCCGATTTAGTTGAGTCTAAACTACAAGGAACTCTGGATACATATGCACTATCGGGAAGTTCTTGGGGTGTTCCTGTACAATCTAATTCATTTAAAGTTGCTGGTGCAAGAACATATGAGTTAACAGGTGGATACAATTATGTTGATAATGGAATGCAACCATTCTTGTCTGATATTATTTCTTCATATGAAACATTTAGAAATCCCGCAGAGTACGCATTAGATTTCTTACTATGTGGACCATCTGGTGGAACTTCAATATTTGAATCACAGGCAAAAGCTGCTGCATTAATATCTTTAGCAGAATCAAGAAAGGATTGTATTGCTGTTGTTTCTCCACATAAAGAGTCTGTGATTAATATAGTCAGTTCAGACACACAAACTGAAAATATCGTAGAATTCTTCGATGGTCTTGCGTCATCATCTTACGCAGTATTTGATAGTGGATATAAGTATACATACGATAGATTTAACAGCAAGTTCATTTATCTTCCATGCAATCCAGACATTGCAGGATTGATGGCAAGAACTAGTTCAAATAATTATCCTTGGTTCTCCCCTGCAGGATCTGCAAGAGGAACATTGAATAATGCGATTAAACTTGCATATAATCCATCACAAGCTCAACGTGATGCTTTATATACAAAGAGAATCAATCCAGTCATTGCTCTTCCTGGTTCTGGGATTATTCTTTTTGGTGATAAAACTGCTCTTGGGTATTCATCTGCATTTGATAGAATTAATGTAAGAAGACTTTTCTTAACCATAGAAAAAGCAATTGAAAAAGCATCAAGAACTCAGTTATTTGAGTTTAACGATGAAATTACAAGAAATAACTTTGTAAACATTGTTGAACCATATTTAAGAGATATTAAAGGAAAGAGAGGAATTACTGATTTTATAGTTGTTTGTGATGAAACTAATAACACACCAGATGTTATTGATTCAAACTATTTTGTTGCTGATATCTTTGTAAAACCAGCAAGATCTATAAACTTTATTAATCTAACCTTTGTTGCTACTAGAACAGGGGTAAGTTTCTCTGAAGTTATTGGTACTGTTTAATTTTTTCAATAGAGGAAAAGACTCATGGCAAACGCAAATTCCAACACACCAACATATACAACAAGAACTATTAGTGATTTTAAAGCAAGACTAGTTGGAGGAGGAGCAAGACCAAATCTATTTGAGTGCGTTATTAATTTCCCAGATTTTATAGAATCGGATAGCAGTCGTGATACTGATATGAGATTCATGATCAAAGCTGCAAATTTACCAGCTTCAAATATTAATGTTATTGATATTCCTTTTAGAGGAAGAAACTTGAAGATTGCTGGTGATAGAACCTTTGATCCATGGACAATTACCATCATTAATGATACGAACTTCAGAATTAGAAATGCATTTGAAAAGTGGATGAATTATATGAATCGTCATGATGATAATGCAGGTATTATTACTCCTGCTGCTTACCAAAGAGAAATGGAAGTGTACCAACTAGGAAGAGGTACAGTTAATGAAGGTGGTGCAACTGGTGCAACATTACCATCAGCAAGTGAAACTATGCCAGTTTTGAAAAAGTATAAGTTCTATGGGTGCTTCCCAACCTCAGTTAGTGCCATTGATCTTTCTTATGATTCTGCAGATTCTATTGAAGAGTTTACAGTAGACCTTCAGGTACAATGGTGGGATGCATATGCTTCAGGCGAATCAACCAGTTTATTCAATACCAACGAAACAGTCTAAATAATAAAAAGGACTTATTATTGAAAAATGCCTAAATTATTTGGATTTAAAATCGAGGAACCGGAAGATAAATCTTCAAAGATTATCTCTCCGGTTCCTCCTAATGATGAGGACAAATCAGATTTCTATCTGTCTAGTGGATTTTATGGACAGTATGTTGATATTGAGGGCGTATATAAATCTGAAGGAGATTTAGTTAGAAGATATAGAGAAATGGCACTTCACCCAGAGGTTGATAGTGCCATTGAAGATGTTGTCAATGAAGCAATTGTTTCGGATTCCGATGATTCCCCTTTGCAGATTGATTTATCCAATTTACCAGCAAGTGATAAGTTAAAGGATAAAATCAGAGAAGAATTTAAATATATCAAAGAAATAATGGACTTCGATAAGAAGTGCCACGAAATTTTTAGGAATTGGTATATTGACGGAAGAATTTTCTATCATAAAGTAATTGATATAAACAAACCACAAGAAGGGATCAAAGAGATACGATATATTGATCCACTTAAGATTAGACACATCAGAAGACTAAAGAAAGATCAAAAAGATTTAAGATCTGCATTAAGCAAAATTAATTCTGATTCTAATGTAATTGATTTCAATCCACCAGAGATTGAAGAGTTTTATTTGTATAATCCAAATCAACTCTCTTCAATGACTGCAACCTCTGGTTCTAATTTCAAATCAGAGGCAAGACAAGTAAGAATTGCATCAGATTCAATTACTTATATTACTTCTGGACTAGTAGATAGAAATAAGCAAACAGTATTATCTCATTTACATAAAGCAATTAAGGCACTCAATCAACTTAGAATGATTGAGGATTCTTTGGTTATCTATAGATTATCTCGTGCCCCAGAACGTAGAATTTTCTATATTGATGTTGGTAATCTACCAAAGATTAAGGCAGAACAATATCTTCGTGATGTGATGAATCGTTATCGCAACAAGTTGGTATATGACGCAAATACTGGTGAGATTCGTGATGACCGAAAGTATATGGCAATGCTTGAAGATTTCTGGTTGCCACGTAGAGAAGGTGGTAGAGGAACTGAAATCTCTACGCTTCCTGGTGGTCAGAATCTTGGAGAACTTGCAGACATTGAGTATTTCCAGAAGAAACTTTATCGTTCTTTAAATGTTCCAGAAACTAGATTAAATTCAAGTAGTGGATTTAGTCTTGGTCGTTCTTCAGAGATTCTTAGAGATGAAATTAAATTTACTAAGTTTGTTGGAAGACTAAGAAAGAGATTCTCAAATCTTTTCAATGATATGTTGAAGACTCAACTTATCTTGAAGAACATTGTATCCGTAGAAGATTGGGAGATTCTTTCGGACCATATTCAATATGATTATTTGTATGATAATCATTTCTCGGAACTAAAAGATACAGAACTATTAAATGATAAACTTGCTGCTGCAGCAGCAATGGAACCATATATTGGTAAGTATTTTTCATTAGAATATGTTCGTTCCAAGATTCTGAAGCAGAATGATGGTGAGATCAAGGAAATTGACAAGCAAATTCAGAAAGAAATTAAAGCAGGATTAATTGTTGATCCTAAACTTGTTGTTTCTCAGCAACAAGCATCAATGCAACCTATGGACCAAGGATTGGATATGAGTCAGGGTCAACCACCAGAACAACAATCTGGTGCTGCAATGGGAGAACCAGTAATGGAACCCCAAGCAGGGGAAATATAAATAAAAATAGTTATCTAAATTAATTGAATTATGGAAGAACTACTGGCAATGTTTGCAAATGATGAATCTCCAGCAGAGATTAGTGATGCAATTAAGGGAATGCTATTCACTAAGTCTGCAGAAAGAATTGAAGCAGTAAAGCCTTATGTTGCTGCTTCAATGTTCGGACTGGACGATTCATCAGAAGAGGAGTGAGTTATTAAAATGAAATCATACAGACAATTTATTTCCGAATCTATTAATATTGCTGGTGATTTCAATGGAAATCTTTACATCAACGGTTCTGAAAATCAATCAGAACCAGTTGGTGAATCATTTCTTGCGGATGTAGTTTGGGAAGGAAAACTATATCGAATGGAAGTAGAAGGAAAGATGTTAGATAAAAACAAACTCACAGAACAGTTGCAGGGAGAATATCCTGGGGCAATTGTTCATAACGTTTATCCAATCACAGAAAATTCTTTAAAAGTAAGAAAAGCACAAAGATACCAACCAGAAAGACTAACTTGGACTGATTAATAATGGCACAGTGGAATAAGAATACGCAAGATTATCTAAATCAAGAGAGAACTCTATTTGAAGTATTCAATGTAGCAACAAAGGATGGAGAACAGGTAAGTGTAGATAATCCATTTCCAGTATCTCTTGGAAGTTCAAGTATCACTATTATTGGAGACATTACTATTCCAGGAATAGTATCTGTTACAAGTTCTCCTGATAATCCAATTCATAATCACATCGTTGAAGTTGGAACGGGTGGAACATTAACAGTTCCATATCTTCCAGTTGGTATTTCTACATTACTGAATACTGTAACGATTGGAAATACAGTATCAATCTCCAATACATCTTTTTATGTAACTGGTGTTGGTTCCACAGTTAATATTCAAGGAACAGTGGGTATTGGAACTACTGGACAAGTATCAATCAATGTTAATAATGCACCAGTAAGTTCTTCTAATCCATTTCCAGTCACCGGAACTGTTGCAATTTCTACAACAGCAGTAGTATCAACTGCTCTACCACCTACTCAAACTGATGCATTTGCAAGACTGAGGGTATCAAATCCACTTACTCTATTTGATAGTTCCCACAGATATAGAGACAATAATCTTTGGGAAAGTTTAGTTGTAGGAACTGGTTCTACAGTTGGATTTGTAACAGCACAAGGTTTGATTAATATTGGTATTGGAACTACTGCTGGTTGTTCTGCAATTAGAGAAACAACAAAAGTATTCTCATATCAACCAGGAAAATCATTATTGGTTTTAAACACTTTTGTAATGAATGCACCAAAAACAAATCTAAGACAAAGAGTTGGATATTTTGGTGCTGATAATGGAATGTATCTGGAACTTGATGGGAATACTTTATATTTTGTAGAAAGAAGTTTATCTACCGCAACCACAACCAGAGTCGCACAATCAAGTTGGAATATTGATAGGTTAGATGGAACTGGTGCTTCTGGTATCACATTAGACACCACAAAAGCACAAATTATGTGGATGGATATTGAGTGGTTGGGACTTGGAACCGTAAGAATGGGATTTGTAATCAACGGACAATTTATTCACTGCCATTCATTCCATCACGCAAATGTAATTGAAGGAACTTATATCACAACAGCATCATTACCTTTGAGATATGAGATTGCTAATACTGGAATTACTACAAGCAGCAGCACACTCAAACAAGTTTGCTCTACTGTAATTTCGGAAGGTGGTTATGAATTGCGTGGATTGCAACAGGCAGTAAATACTCCAATTACAGCACCAGTAGATTTACCTTCTCCTGCGGGAACTTATTATCCAGTTATTTCTATTCGTCTCAAAACTTCTCCAAATAGATTAGATGCGATTGTAATTATGACCGCACTATCCATAATGGGTATTGGAAATGGACCAGAATACAGCTGGCAAGTGAGAGCATCAGCAACTACTACTGGTGGAACTTGGGTGGATGCTGGTGTTGATAGTGCAGTGGAATATAAGATTGATGGAGGAACCGCGAGTGGTGGAAGAATTCTGGCATCTGGCTTTTTCTCAGCAACCAATCAATCTTCCACATCAGTAGATATTCTGAAAGAAGCACTATTCAAGTTTCAGTTAGAAAGAAATGGATTGACTGGAACTCCTTATGAATTGACACTTGTATGTGCTACGAATAGTGCTGGTGCTGATGTTTTTGCTTCCCTGGACTGGGAAGAAATTAGTAGGTAATTGAGTATTTTATAAATAACTAATAAAGTCTTTATTATACCAATGCAAAGAACAAAAATAATCACTACTGAGATTGTAATGCCAACTACTGCTGGCACTGCTTCTAGTATTAGTGAAGCAACTTGTGTGAGATTATATAACGGTTCTGGAGCAGCAGCAACTGTAAGTATTTCTACTGCAGTCGGTGCAGCAACTACATTGTCATTTACTATGCCAACTGGCACAGTTGAATTCTTACAAAAACTCCCAACCGATGTGATTTTTGCATCAGCAAATACAGTAAAAGTAGCAAAAGTAGGATTTACCAACTAAGAACAATGAAACTAATCACAGAAGAAATCGAAAAGGTAAAAGTTATTACCGAAGAAAAGAACGGTAAAAAATCCCTTTTTATTGAAGGTATTTTCCTCCAAGCAGACAAACCAAACAGAAACAAGAGGCTCTATGAAATGAGAACTCTTGAAAGAGAAGTTAAAAGATACAATGAAAACTTCATTCAAAAAGGTCGTGCTCTTGGTGAACTCGGACATCCTGATGGTCCTACTGTAAACCTTGATAGGGTTTCACATAAAATTTGTGAACTTTATAGAGATGGAAGCAATTTTATTGGAAAAGCAAAAATTCTTGAAACTCCAATGGGTAAAATTGCCTCTTCACTTTTAGGTGAAGGAGTAATGCTTGGTGTTTCTTCTCGTGGTGTTGGTTCATTGATGCCAACTAATGAAGGTTATTCAGTTGTTGGTGAAGACTTTATGCTTGCAACTGCTGCTGATATTGTTGCTGATCCATCTGCACCCGATGCATTTGTTTCTGGAATTATGGAAGGAAAGGAGTGGGTGTGGGATGGAGGAATCCTCAGAGAGCAACTAGCACAGAAGACTTATAAGAGAATAAATACATTAGTTGACCAAAAAGCACTTGACGAACAGAAACTTAATCTGTTCCAAGACTTTTTATCAAATCTTTAATTTATAAATAAATATAGAATCACGATATAAGTAAATCGGAGAGTTCAAATGTCCCGTGGTAAAAATTTACAAGAAATGGAAACAGGCACTAAACAATCTAAAACTGCTGTGAATGCTAATGCTTCTGCAGCAGAACCAATGCACAAACTTGCACCTGGTGCAGTTGCTGGTCAAACCGGTAATTGGGAAGACCTTGGTGGTCCTACTCCAGAAAACTATAAGTCCACCGATGATTCAGCAAAGCTGAAGACTCCTGGAGCAACTTTAGCACAAGTTAAAGATGTAGTTAACAAAGGTGCTAAAGCAGCAGACCCAATGAAGGGAATGAAAGAGGAGTCTGAAGAAATTGAAGATGAAGAGCTCGTAGAAGACGAGTATGAACTCGAAGAGGGTGAAGAGGATCTAGAAGAAGCTGCTAAGAAATCTTCCGAAGAAGATGAGGAAGATGAAGAGGGTGAGGATGAAGAAGACGAGGACGAAGAGGACGAAAAAGAAAAGGCAATGAAGGAAGCATTCATTGCTATTGAAAATGAAATTGAAGAGGATGTAAATGCTCTTCTATCTGGTGAAGAACTCTCCGAAGAATTCAGAGACAGAGCAAAGACAGTTTTTGAAGCTGCTTTGAATGCTAGAACTCAGCAAATCGAAGAAGCAATTTCACATCATTATGAGCAGAGACTTTTTGAAGAAGTCGAAGCAATTAAAGAAGAATTAACTGATAGAATTGATTCCTATCTAGAGTATGTTGCTGACGAGTGGATTCAAGAGAATGCACTTGTAGTTGAGCAAGGAATCAAGACTGATATGACCGAATCATTCCTTGAAGGAATGAAGGGTCTTTTTGAAGAACATTATGTAACAATCCCTGAAGATAGATATGATGTGCTTGAGAGCATGGTAGATAAACTTGATGAAATGGAGACAAAACTCAACGAGCAAATCGAAAGAAATGTTGCTCTAAATAAGAGACTAGCAGAATCAGTAACTGACGTAATTTTTGCGGAAGTTTCTGAAGGACTTGCACTTTCGCAGAAAGACAAGCTTGCTTCTCTTGCAGAAAATGTTGAGTTTGGTAGTGAAGAAGACTATCGTGAGAAACTAGTCGCATTGAGGGAATCATATTTCCCATCTAATGTAGTTACTCAGAGAAGCACTCAAGATTATATGGCTGAAGAGACCGATTACTCACAACCAGTTACTGGAACAATGGGTGCTTATCTTCAGGCACTTGAGAGAGTTTCCAAAAAGTGATTTTTATATCATAACAAAATCAAACTTACAATTTCCATAAAGAGGTAAACCAAAATGCAAATGTTCAACGCAGAACATCTGCAGGAGAAGTGGGCACCACTCCTAGACTACAATGGTCTAGGTGAAATCAAGGATGCACACCGTAGAGCAGTTACTGCCGTCCTGCTAGAAAACCAAGAGAGAGCACTCCGTGAAGAGCGTGAGTTCCTCTACGAAACTCCAACTGTAAATACTGATCCATCAGCAACTGGTGCTGCAGGTTTCAGTGGTGGAGCATCATCACCTGTTGCAGGTTTTGATCCAGTTCTAATTTCACTCATTCGTCGTTCAATGCCTAACTTGGTCGCATATGACCTCGCAGGCGTTCAACCAATGAATGCTCCAACTGGTCTCATCTTCGCAATGCGTTCGAAGTATGTTGATCAGAACGGTGCAGAAGCACTATTCAACGAAGCAGATACCGCATTCTCTGGTCAGAATGCTGGTTATGGCAATACCGCTGGAGCAACTGGTGTTGCTGCCGGTTTTGGTACTACTGCACAATCAGGGGCAAACCCAGGTCTTCTTAATCCAACTGGTTCTCCACTTGGTTCCTACAATGTAGGACAAGGTATGAGCACTTCTGAGTCAGAGGCACTTGATGGCACTGGTTCTTCAGCATTCAACGAGATGGCATTCTCAATCGAGAAAGTCACCGTTACTGCAAAGTCCAGAGCACTCAAGGCTGAGTACTCACTAGAGCTTGCACAAGACCTCAAGGCAATCCATGGTCTGAATGCTGAGGCTGAGTTGGCAAATATTCTCTCAACAGAGATTCTTGCTGAAATCAACCGTGAAGTTATCAGAACCATCTACAAGATTGCTGAGCAGGGTGCAACTCTAAACACAGCAACTTCAGGTGTATTTGACCTAGACGTTGACTCCAACGGTCGTTGGTCAGTTGAGAAGTTCAAGGGTCTTATCTTCCAAATCGAGCGTGATGCAAACCAGATTGCACAAAGAACTCGTAGAGGAAAGGGCAACATGATTCTCTGCTCAGCAGATGTTGCTTCAG